ACCTCTGCTGTTAAAAAAGAAATGCAGCAAAAAACTGCCGATATAGTTAGATCTATTATACCAATGCCAACACAAGCAGTTAATGAGTTTGAGAGATTGGTTAAAATGAAAGCATTTTGGTAAATGGCATATAAAATAATTCACCCAAGTGGCGCTATAGAGTATTATAATAGTGCAGGATGTTTGTTAAAAGTTATTTTTAATCCTTTTCATAAAGGACAAACTAATAAAGGTGGAATATATTGTAGTTATAGCCATTATTATGATTGTAATGGTAATAGTCATAGAGAAGATGGTCCGGCAGTAGATAATTATGATATTACAATTTATTTTAAGCACGGCAAAAAACATCGTTTGGATGGTCCAGCATATTGCAATTATCAAGAAGATTTATTTTATCCCAACAAAATAAACACCATTGAAGAGTGGTGGTACGAAGGAATATGGATAGAAGATTGTGAAAATTTGGAGCAATTTCAAAGAATAATTAAACTAAAAGCATTTTGGTAATACAATGTATAAACAATATCTAGAAATTAAAAATAGCAAAACGGGTAAGGGAGTTTTCTCTACTGTGAGGATACCTTCTAATCAAATGATCTTGGAAATTACTGGCCCCGTACTTTTAACCAATGAAGTAAAGGATATGAATGATCCTGCTTTATTACAAGTCGGCCCCAATACTTATATAGGCGCTTCTGGTGATATGGATGATTACATAAATCATAGTTGCGATCCAAATTGTATGATGCATATTGTTGGCAATAGAGCATTCTTATATTCATTATATGTTATTCCTATTAATGCTGAATTAACTTTTGATTATTCTACGACTAGCACGGAGAGCATAGAAAGTTGGCAGATGGTTTGCCAATGTGGTTCGAATAAATGCAGAAGATTGATTAGCGGGGCACAATATCTTGATCCAACATTAACATCAACTTATACAAATAAAAATATGTTGCCATTGTATATTTTGCAACCAAATATGATCCACAAACGATAATGCAAATAATAGAAGGTATTTATTGCACTGATTACATAAATGACGATGGGACAAAAAGAAGAGTGTGGAAATCGGGAGCAGAGTCATATTTTGATAATAAAGGAGAATATCATCGTATAGATGGTCCCGCCACTACATTTTCATATTTTATACATAATAAAATGGGTACGCCAAAATGGTATATTCATGGCAATCGTATGGATTGTAAATCACAAGAAGAGTTCGAAAGATTGTTAAAACTGAAAGTATTTTGGTGACCCATGGAAAATGAAAAAGATTGGAGACTAGAGACATGGAATGGTGGCCATACCTGGTATGATAACAAGAATAATATACGCAAAATACATTACTACAATGAAAATACTGTTTTTTATTATGATGAAAATAGAAAATTACATAGAGCTGATGGTCCAGCTGCAGAATGTTTTGATGTAAAAAAATGGTTTTATCATGGTGAGTGTATCGAGTGCAATTCACAAGAAGAGCTTGAAAGAATATTAAAATTGAAAGCATTTTGGTGAGTTATGAATATAGATACCTCTAAATTAAAATCAACTCACTGGTCAGAACTTCTTCTACAAATGTACAGCAGTTCTGATTGTTATAATTATGCCAGAACTATATCATATAAAGAGTTTTGGTCTACTTGTCCAAGAGGAGACTGGCTTCTATTCTTTGCGGCCAAAGAAGGATCAACCACTCATAAACTTATCGTAAAAGCAGCTTGTCAATGTGCAAGACTTTCTCTTCCATATATAAAAGCAGGTGATTTAATACCTCTAAAAGCCATTGAAACAACCGAATTATGGCTTAAAGATAAGGCAACTATTGAGGAAGTAAAGCTTGCTGCTCATGCTGCTTATGCTGATGCTACTAATGTTTATGCTGCTAATCCTGCTGCTTATTCTGCTTATTATGCTTCTTATGCTTCTGCTTCTGCTGCTTATGCTTATGCTTATTTTGCTGCTGATGCCGCTACTGCCGCTACTGATGTTGCTTATGCAACTGCTTCTTATACTGATTATATTACTTCTGCTGCCGCTTATGCTGCTGCTAATACCTCTGCTGTTAAAAAAGAAATGCAGCAAAAAACTGCCGATATAGTTAG